GGTCGCTGTAGTACGCGCACGGGTCCGGCGGCTTTCGCCTGCTCGAAACCGTGCGCACCGGAAGGCGCCGCAGTAGCTCGAGGTGCGCGTCGAGCGGCTTCATCGGTCGCGCATCCAGAAAAAGACGAAGCCGAAGGCCGATAACTCGTACCAGCCTGAGGTTTTCCAGAAGCAGAATGGCAGAAACAGGTAGCGCCGCCAATTGTGCGGAGCGTCCTTCCATCCGTTCATAACGTGCAGCTTCATCGGTGGAAATTCCCCTCGACGACCTTCGCGAAATTCGACGGCTTCAGCAGCCACTCCAGCGACGCGAGAAACGGGGGCCGGCCTGGCTTCGGATCGGTCTTTCCAGTGAGGAAATCGGACTGCGCGACGTAGGTGAAATACCTACGCCAGTAAGCGAGCCCCGCCTCGGTCGAGGCGTAGCCCTGCGCTTTGCCGTTCGGCTTGGCCTTCTGCCGCCAGCGCGCGCGAAGCAGCGTTTGCCTGGCGTCGGTCCACTCCGCAACCCTCGGGCAGGTCGGCAAAAGTTCGTGGTATAGGGCGATGACTTGCTCGTGCGGGCAGTCCGGGGGGCCGTCAGGCACCTCCCCCGCTGATGCGGGGGTTTCTTTTACCGAAGGAGAAGAAGAAGAAGAAGCAGAAGGGCCGCCACCTTGCCGCTGGGTTGGTGTGTCGATTGGTGCATCACCGAACCGTGTACCCTTCCCACGGGTTGATGCACGGTAGGCGTCGCGCACCATGCGGCTGGAGTACCAGATCGGTCCCGGCTGCTCTGGGATCAGCACCACCGCCGTGCCAGCCCGGCCTGCGTGGCGTGGCGTATAGAGATGCTGGGCACAGGTTTCAGCCACGTCGGCACCCTTCATCACGCCACGCTCGATCAGCGTTCGCAGTTCGGCGATACGGCATGGCACCGCGTTCGAGATGTCCTTCAACGGCCAGCGCAGGATGCCGAACTCGTCCCCGTCGGCCATCAGGCACATCACCTCGAGCCATATGCCGCGCTGGGAATCTGTGCAGCGGCGCAGCTTCGCGTTGGAGCGCCAGTCGCCGTGGTAGAACTGGAAAGAGGGTCTTTTCATTCACCCGCAGCCTTGCTCTTGAAGTCTTCGAAGTTGGAAACCTTCCCCTTCGGCGCAGGGCCGCGCTTCGGCAACTCCCTGTCGAGCGGACTGAAGCGCGTGTATTCGCTGGTGAAGGAAAGGTGGTCGGTGCCGACGGCGCCGTCGCGGTTCTTGCGCGTGATGATTTCTGCTATGCCGCGCCATTCAGTGTCCGGCTTGTAATACTCATCCCGGTACACGAACGCGATGATGTCGGCGTCCTGCTCGATCTGGCCGGACTCCCGCAGGTCCGACAGCACCGGCCTTGCGTCGCTCCTGCCTTCGGCGCCGCGGTTCAACTGCGCCACCGCGAGCACCGGCACTTCGAACTCCTTCGCTATCTCCTTCAAGCCGCGCGACACCTCGGAGACCTCCTGTGTGCGGTTCTCAGCCTTGGCGCGCAAGAGCTGGAGATAGTCGATCACTACCATCCCGAGGCCGCGGGCGCGCTTCAACCGGCGCAGCCGCAGCCGTATGTGCCCTAGGGTGATCCCGGCCGAGTGGTCAATGAAGAGTTTTAGGCGGTCAATGTGGTCGACAGCCATATCCCTGCTGACCTTCTCCTGGTGGTATCGCAGCATTCGTCCGGCGATCTTGGCGCGCGTCATCTCGAGGGAGAACACGGCCACCACGTCATTCGCCGCGACGTGCTCGGCGATGTTCATGGCGAGTGAGGTTTTGCCCATGCTCGGTCGTCCTGCCAGGACGATCAGGTCGCCCGGCTGCATGCCGGCGTAGCGCCGGTCGAGAATAGGGAAGCCGGTCGGCAGCCCCTTGACCGGGTTGTCCTCGGCCTCCACGGCTTCCACCAGCGCGACGCCGATCGGCACCATGTCCGAGGGGGCGACGTCGAGTTTGATGGCGAGGAACGCCGCCCCAGCCTCTTCGGCGAGCGTTCTGGGGTCCTCGGCACCGTTCAAGGCGCGCCCAGCAATGTCAGAGCCGCGCTGGGCGAGCTCGCGCAGGATCGCCTTGTCGCGCACTAGCTCTGCGTAGCGCTGGATGTTGAAAGAGCTGGGCGTGTTCTGCGCGAGCAGCGCGAGGTAGGCATGCCCGCCGGTCTTGTCCAGATCGCCATGGCCCTGCAGGTACTCGGCGATGAGCACCATGTCCGCCGGGCGCCCGCGCTCGATCAGGTCGCGCAGAGCTTGGAAGATGCGGCGATGATCGTCCCGGTAGAAGTGCTTGGCGTCGAGGAATCCGATGCGGTCGACGGCTTGGTTGTCGAGCATCAACCCGCCGAGCAAAGCCTGCTCTGCCTCGGTGGAATGAGGAGGCAGTTTGATGACGTCGAGGCTCGGATCGCTCACACGCCGCACGCCTTGGCGATGCGCGCCATCGCGTCCTGGTACTGCTGGGGCGTGGCTTCAGGATGCGCGGCGATCCACTGCCGCTTCGCCTGCTCGTAGCCATAATGGCCTGGGGATATGGGCCTGCGCTGGATGGCCTCGCGCTTCACGCTGCCCACTCCAGCGCTGCGGCGGCGGTTCTGGATTTCGAGGCGAGCCCTTCGGCTTCCAGTATGAGCGGCAGGCCGAACAGCTCGCCGCTCACGCCGTCGCCGTAGCGCAGTCCCTTGGCGCGGCCGGCGCGGATGAAGAAACGCGCTTGAGCGGCGCGCGCAAGGTCGGCGAGGATCTCTTCGGTCGCAGTCATAGGTGAGCGCCCCGCCGTTCGGCGCGCGCGGCTGTCCTAACCCATGAGGAGGAGAGGGTTCGGAACGCGAGCTTCCGGGCGAGGCGCTCCAAGGAAGAAAAAGCCCGGGCCGAGGGGGTCGACCCGGGAACACCCTGCGCGTCGGGGGGATGTGAGACGCGCCGCGCTTTCGCGCGCAAGGAGGTGATCGGTTGTTCGGTCAATTCGCTCCCTTTCTTCCGCGCCCACTCGCGCGGGTGCCGTTACCGCGCTCTACCGCAACTTGTCGGTCTTTACCGCGCGCGATAAGCGGGCGTGCAGTAACTTGATGCCGTGAGCCTTGCCCAGCAGCATTTCGCCCAAGAGCCGCGCCGCCTCTTCGCCGAGGTCGTGGTCGTTCGCCTCGGCGAGCATCTTCAGGGCCTCGTATTCCTCGTTGGAAAGGCGCACCTGCACCGGGCGAAGATCGAGGCTCACGCGGCGCGCACTTCTCGGCCGAAGATGTCGGGCCGCAGCTTGTACCGGGAAACCACGCCATTAGTTGCCGCCTCGACTTGGAGCACGCGGTCCGCAGGGCACTGTTCCCAGCCGCTCACGGCTTGCTTGCTGATCCCCAAGGAGTCCGCGAGCGCGACAACGCCGCCGACGACTTCAATCGCGCGCTCAAGCGCCGAATCTCGATTTTTCGCCATTCCGCGCGAGAGTAAAGCATTGCGGTACGTCGGTCAAGGATTGCATGACCTACCAGTGCAACCGGAGAATCCAGCTATGCTTGACGCTAAGGAATTGGCCGAGCGACTTCGAGCCGCGATGGACTTAAGAGAGCCGCCGATTGCCTCTTCGGATCTCGCCAGGAAATGCGGCGTCAGTAAACAGGCGGTCTACGAGTGGCGCACCACCGGCCGCATGGGCAAAACGCACCTCATAACCGTCGCTGAGCAAACCGGCATGCCGCTCGAGTTTTTCCTCGAACCGCAGCGCGGAAGCACGGCAGGCACGAGGGCCATCTGGCGCAAGATCGGAAAGGCTTTTGCCAAGGTCGCGCTTCTGGCGTCGCTCACCTTGGCGTTTCTTTTGCCACCGCCAGCGCAGGCAGGATTTAACAATAACCTTTTTGCGCCCAAATCGTTGTCTTTCTACACATTGTCGTTCATTCGGAGATGGCTGTTAAGCCTTGTCAGCGTTCAATATTTCCGGACAGCGCAGGCCGCTGCGTGAGCGGTGTAATGCCACATGATCCCGGACACGGCGCGACACGTTGCCGCGATACTGAACTCTGCTTGGATGGTGCGTTACCACGCGCTCCAGCGCACGCCAGCGATGAGGCTGCGGCGCGCCCAAGCCATCACCAAACTCGGGCTCACGGTGCGCCACGCCTTCGCTGTGTCGGACGACTTCGAGGCCCTCCTCGGAGCGATTGTTGACGGGCTGAAGCCAAGAGACGAGCGCCAGTTCTAAAGTTCCCGGTCAACAAATGCTTGACCGGTAGTACCGCATTGCTTTACTATCGCCCCCAGTTCACCAAGGGGGCGCCATGGACAAGCAGGGCAAGACCGCACTCCGCGTAATCGCCGGTCGGCCGCTCGCTTCGGGCGAGCTGATGCGGCGAGAGACGCAGGCCGCGCTCGACGCCGCCGATGCGAACGACGACATGCTGCGCGCGATGGGCGGCTTGGTGCTCGCGGCGGCGTTCTTGCTAATCGGCTTGTTCTTCCTCGTGGTGCTGGTGTTTTCGCTGGCGGTGCCGTGAGCGAGTACGCCGCCA